GCTTAAAAAAAGCGAAGTAAAGGGAGAAGTAAAATGAGAGTTTTTATTGCAGTGTTAATTAGTGTGTTATCAGTCCAAGCAGTAGCGGACACCAAAGCGTACAAGGGCTTGAAGAACGGCGGCGAGATCGTCTTAACAGATGATTCATGCATGATTGCTGACGATATGCAACGAGCTTACTGGTACGACGGCGAGGGTAATACCGAGTCCGGTTGCTGGAAGAAAGACGGCAGGACTATCTACTTCAAGTGGAACAATGGCGGCGAGAGTCGTTACCCACGGAAGAAGTTTAAGATCATTAACCAGTGGTAAAAAAAAGGCCCCCAGTTACGGGGGCCAATCTTTTCTTGTCCAAGGGAGCGGACGGTGATATCTTCAAGGAGTCAGTCAAGAAGATGTATGGATTATACACTACAAAACCATCTTGTGCAGTCCTACACCTTCCTATTTGTCAGAGATTACTGGGCGTTAGGCCGACGAACCTAAGAACGTCGGAGACGGAGTTGACCCTCTCTATGATGCGCCCCGCTGGTCGAGAGCAGATCAAGCGGATAGATGTCAAGATTCGATACAGTAATCATAGCTCGCCATTATTAATTAACTGATTTGTCGGAGCTTGCTCCGGCATCAAAAGGGAAGTGTGGATGATTATTTTAAATGATGGTACTTACTACGAACCCGACGATGAATACCTGATCCAACTGCAACAGGCTTATTCAACTGTCGATGTCTTTGCCGAGCTAAATGCGATGGCTATGTGGTGCGATGCCAACCCCAAGAAACGTAAAACCCCGCGAGGTATTAAGCAGTTCATTACCTCATGGCTGAAGCGTGCGGCGGACATGGAAAAGGGTGTGTCCCCATTTGCCGCGAAATTAACAGAAAATAGTGGTAAAATCGCTATGAAGAGTTGGAGTTTCCTCGACGATTGCACCCACGACTTTATGAAATCAGAGAAGTATCGAGCATATTGTCTCGAGAAGTATGGGCAGTACGTGACGTTTGAAGGCGAGCGAGTAACCAATGCTAGTTAAGTTGAGCAAGCGAGACTTGCACGACGCTAGATTGATGGGCGCTGATACTGTAAAGCTCTGTGAAATGCAGGGCTTTCCACCTCGGTTAGAAAACGAAAAGCAATCGAGGACTGAAGCTAACATTTTAGGCTTCAAGGCAGAGTTTGCTGTTGCTCGTGTGCTTGGTCTTGATCCACCTGTCGTGAATGTCTTGACTGATGGCGGTGTTGACTTGTGGTTTGGCGATGTGTCGATTGACGTAAAAGTGACCAACCGAATTGATGGGCCATTGGTCTTTGACAGCATGGAGAAATTTCAATCGGATGTTGCGGTGCTTGTTGGCGCAACTGATGACGAGAGCGTTCTAAAGATTAACGGCTGTATGAGCCGCAAAGAGTTTGAGTGGAAGGCATACAGAAAAGACTTTGGTTATGGCGAGCGTGAAGTTGTAGACGTGAAAGACCTGCACCCGATTGAGTGGTTGTGGCTCAAGTTCATGCAAAAAAGGCACAGTCCATGAGCGAGCGTTGGTTAGTCAACAACAAGTTCCAAGCCGATCAGTTCTGTGAATACATTCGGGCTAACCAGAACAAAGGCCATATCTACGAAATCATCCCTGTCACTCGAACAGGAAAGCAGAACGATGCTATCCATGCTTATTGCCGAGAAGTCGCTAGTGTTATGGCGGCGCATGGGATGGACATGAAGACCGTCATTAAAGACGGCGTACCTATCGAACCCACTATGTATCTGATTAAAGATTATATGTGGCGACCAATTCAAAAGGCTGTAACGGGCGTTGAATCCACGAGGAAGATTAACCCTATGGAAGTCAACGATATTTACGAGGTCTTGAGTAGACTACTTGTCGAAAAATACTCGATCAACGTGCCATTTGGGAGGCGCAACTAGCATCTATCCGGGGGGAGATGATGTCATTACTTGAGTATTGTACAACTGAAAGACAGCGCAAGATCATAGAACTTCACCAGCAGGGCTTGGGCTATACCAAAATAGCAGAAGAGCTTGGTTTAAGTTCGAGGTGGATGGCTCGCGATACTATCCGCTTGATCAAAGGCAAAGCCGCCATGCAAGGCTACTCACCTAGCCATGACATGACTCACACTGTCCCCGACGTATTTAAAGTCCGTGGCGTCTCTACGTATTATTCTGAGGACGGGAGACCTGTTGGTCAGTGGGTCAAATCTGTTGCTGACAAAGAGTCAATGCTTGAGGCGGCGCTTGAGGCATTCAAGGCTGGATTCCTCGAAGAAGTAGATGGCCTCTACAAGCCCATACAAACCCCTGAGAAGGCTTTTAACGAGGATAGACTGTCAGCCTACCTCATTGGAGATCATCACCTGAACGCGCTCTGCTGGTCCCCTGAGACGGGTGGCGACGATTGGGACACAAACATAGCCCAAGACGTACTGATCAAAGCCGTCGATAAACTGGTCTCTGCGGCAGGTGAATCGGAAGTAGGCGCACTCATTAATCTCGGAGATTTTTTGCACGCCAATTCCGGGGATAATAAAACGGCAAAAGGAACCCCCGTCGATGTCGATGGAAGGCTTGGCCGGGTTATTCGTATTGTCGGGAACCTTTTCAAAATCCTAATCACAAGGATGCTGGAGACGCATAAGGAAGTCTGGCTGATCAACGTAAGAGGAAACCATGATCCCGATGCGAGTCTCTGGCTGAATGAGATGATGCGCTTGTACTTCCATGATGAGCCACGGGTGAAAGTCTTCGATAACTTCTCGAAGTGGATACATTTTGAGTGGGGTAAGAACCTAGTTGTTATGCACCACGGAGACAGAGTAAAGACTCAAGCGCTCTATGAAGCTGTGACAAGAGACTACGCAGAGGAATGGGGCAGGACTAAACACCGATACCTTTATCACGGTCATATCCACCACCGCACTGTGACAGAGATGGGCGGCTTGCACTTAGAATCATTTGGAGTTTTGTGTCCGCCAGATGCGTACCATTCAGCATCGGGTTATGGTTCAGCGAGGTCGATGTCCTGCGTTATACTCGATAAGGAATACGGCGAGCATAGTCGATTCAAAGTTGGCATTGATGAGGTAAAAGCGTGATCCCAATTATTAGCTGTCCGCTACCTGGTGGCGGGAGTGTATTGATCAAAACTCAGGATATTGGCGGCGCAACAACAGCGAAGAATCCAAAAGAGTGTGACGTGTATATCTTAGGCTGGGCGGCTGACGGTATTACGGTTGATTTATCTCTGGATGACTTCGCAGATATATGGGTATCAGCATTACTAGACGATGGAGTTGGGTATGAAATCGTATTTACCCCAGATGGATTGCACTGAGTGCTTTAAGACTATGGTCCCGCAGTTCAAGAAAGAGTACCCCCACAAACTCGAGGGCTGGTCATGTGACTGCGGGAATAGCGAGAAGGCTATATTGAGAGAGCGTCAGTACACGAGGGCAGATGATGGCAGTCAAGCGCGAGCAGTGTGATATCTGGTTTTCAAAGGCCGTAAGGTTACGGGATCAGAAGTGCCTACACTGCCACAAGACTGACAGACTTGAGTGCGCTCATATATTTGGCAGACGTAACAAGCGATTGCGTTGGAGTATGGGGCCGGGTCCGGGCAATGCGGTAAGCCTCTGCCATTCGTGCCATCGCTGGTTCACTGAACAGCCTATAGCCTTCCATGATTGGTTGCGCGAGATGTTTGGCGATGATCACATGGATCACTTGCGGCTAGTCAGTAACGAGATATACAAGACGACTAGAGAGCTGAGAAAGGAAATCGCGGCGCACTACCGCGATGAGGTCAGACGTAAGGAAATTGATCCTGAGTACGAGATTCAGAGCTGGAACTAATGTAGTCCAGATAGTATTGGCGCAGGATGAAACGATCTCGGAGCTTACGCAAAGCACTTTTCTCTAACTGAAGCACTCTAGTCCGGGTGATACCCATAACCTCAGCAATCTCGCTGTGAGTCATTAGGTAATCGCCATTGATTGCTTTGGTCATTGGTCCCCCTCATACGGATCATGGATGCCGGGATATTTAATAAGCCAAGATCCCTGTAAGTTTTCGATGTACTTGGTGCTAACGTCATGGTTTTTACACCAGCTCAAAGCACTTTCCAAACTATTGAATACGATTATTGTCATCGTTACCCCCAAAAAGAAAAGGCCGCTTACGCGGCCATGAGTGCAATTCGTGCTTGGCACTCTGCGGCTAAAGCCTTGCAATGTGCATCGTCGCGCCAGTAAGCCCAGCGATAAGTTTCTTCTAGCTCGCTGATCGAAAGGCCGTTGAGGTAAGTAAAATCGTACATTGTGTTTCTCCCTTGGTTAGTGGTTGGTAAAGGCCGCTTCTGCGGCTTGAATATTTTTCAGCTCAATAAGTTCGTACATTGTTCGTAGCCATCTAGTGGCTTCTTCGTCACGGCACCACATAAGCGCATTGTTGTATTCATCTGCGGCGTGTGCGATTTGTTTTTCTAGTTTTGTCATCTGTCTATTCCCTTGGTTAGTGGCTGTGTCCCCAGCCGATGAACAGAGTAAAACATACCTAAAAATACAATGTCAAACATTTTTTGTTTGTTATTTAAAAATAATTTAGCGAGCGGACACAGAGACCCCATCTATGTCCGTGACAAAACACAAAAATAGTTGCATCCACACAATATGTGTTATACTTATCGAATGTGTACTACTGTGAAGCGAGCCATGTTCTGCACTCGTAACGGCTATAAGCACATTGAGAACCTCGATAAAGTCTGCGTACTTATCGGGCGTTTGAAAGGACTAACAGAGTCCGAGTATCTCGATCTATGTGCAATCAGTAAGCTGGAAAATGCACGAGCGTTAGAGATGGCAAAACACTACCCGACTCACTGAGTTAAGGGTAATAACAGGCCGAAAAGGTCACGGGGCTTCTTGCCCCTCAAAAAAGGGAATGGGTCATGTACGAGCAAGAAATATTTAACAAGAATCCGGGCTTAGTAATTGGCGCGGTTATCTTATTTATCACTGTGTTGGGCATCATAGGTAATGCCGACATGGAAGAAGAGATTAGCCAGCAAGACTTCTATTGTGAGAACGTCGCCATGTGGATTGACTCCAATGGTGAGAACGGGCATCCGAATTACAAAGGTATAGACTGTGAAGCTCAGCTATAAAGACGTAAAGCGGGCCTCAGATATGGAGATGGAAGGCGTCAGGATTTGGGCGATAGCATTACTGTTTGAAGTACACGATGACACAATGAGACGTTACCTGCGTAACTATGAACGATACGGGAAATCATATTGGACACCCTATCCAACAGAGGTAAATGATGGCTGATCATCGTGGTAAGCTAGACAAGGAAACTAGGGACAGACACTTTCCTGAATTGAATGGCGGGAAAGGATCAAGAGCACGTAAATCAACAGCAGAAAGCCGGAAGGCATACGCTGATAACTGGGATAGGATATTCGGTGGCAAAGACAAAGGCACAG